CTGCCGAAGCAAAATTACCCGCAAACGCAATAGAAGTACCGCTCAGGTCAATTGATACTGCATCCAATGCTGTGTCACTCGCAAAGAAGTTACCCGAAATAAGCCCATTATCCTCAACTTGAGCGTCAAGTTTCAAATACAAAGCTTTATCAAAGTCCATAAACTGATTGCCAGAGACTTGCGTCGTTTGGAACGTATAAGTCGCCAAGGTAGCTGTTACAGACTTAATGTCAGCGCCAGTAATGCCGATAAAACGATTGTTAGCGACCACATTATGCGTCGTGCCAACACCGATAGGAGCAGCAGCAGCTTGGAAGCGCATACCAATTGCAGCAGATCCGCGGATTAGGCTGTTCTGCACAACGTTCTCAGACGCCGTATAAGAATCATCCGTTGCATTCACTTGGAATGCCAAGCATGCCTTGTTTGCCGTCATTGCTGCATTGCCGTCAAAGACGCAATTATCAAACACACCGCCGTTACTATCAGTGATCGCAACATCGCTGTTGTCCTCATTGTAGAAACGCATGTTGCGAATGACTACGCCTTGCGACTCAGTAATGGTCAGGGCAGTGCCCGTCGCATCACCAACGTCAGGGCGCTCATAGCCGCCTACTTGGCAACCAATAATCGTCAGATAGTCAACGCCGCTAATGACTAGATTTTCGTTGTAGGAGCCAGGGAACACAAGAATTGTGTCGCCAGCGCCAGACGTACAGGCGTCAATTGCCGCTTGGATCGTTGTAGAAACAATCTCTACACTTGAGCCAGGGGCGCCAACTTGGCCTGTCGCGTCAACATAAATAACCTTGCCGTTACCGTTAGGAACAGAAATAGGGGCAGGACCAGTAACTGGAACGCCGAAAGAAGTGATCCCGTTAGGGAAATTTGTTAAAGCCATCGCGTGTCTCCTTGAAAAGCTCAGCGAATGTTAAGAAAAAGGCCGAGTTTCCCCGGCCCGAATTACTTAGATACCAGGCGTACCGTACAAAGTACGTGGGTCAGTCCAACCCACCTGATAACGCTCAGTTGCCTTGTAACGCATGGTGTCGGTCTCAAAATCACCTTCCATCGTCTTCTCAAGGCGACGACGCATCAGAAGCTTAGTGCCTTCTGGAGCATCGGTCTGAACCCACCAGGCGCTTGAGTTAGTCAGACGCGACAGCACTGCAGCACCTTCATCAAGCAAGCCAATTGATTTGACTGGGTTGATGTCGTTGTTTGCATTACCGGAACGCAGGACCGACTTCAGCAGAACTTCAGCCTGGAACACGTTGCCTGGGGCAACCACCAGTTGACGTGGGACCAGACGGATTTTCTTCTGGTTGTTGTCAACAGCCTGACGGATCTGGATGAGCATTTGCTCAAGCGAGGTCTGGGACAGGTTAGCAGCGGTCGTCAGCAGGTTGCTGAAGGTGCCGTTAGCGATTGGGTGCGCAGCATTGCTCAGCGACACACCGTCACCGCCTGGGTAGGCCGAGTTAAATGCACGGTTCAGCACGTTCGCGCACAGGGTTTCCTTGGTTTCAATCAAGGACTGAGCGAGGTGACGAGCATAAACCGAGCCGATACGGATGTGGTCGCCGTCTTCCACCAGCACTTTGGTCAACGCGAAGGCCAGGCCATACACGTTGTAAACATAGCGCTGCAGGAAGAGCACGCCGCCCTGCTGATACGTTACCGGAGTACCGTCTGGCAGTTGTGGGGCGAGACCAAAACCATAAAGAACTGGCTCTTCGTGGTAGTTACGTGGGATACCGTCTTGCTCACGGAACACGCGGGACCATTCGTCAGTACGTTGATCATAAACGCCGTCAAAGCATTCGTTCATGATTGGTTCAACAATACTGCGGAAGTCTGTACTTCTCATCGGGGCTGCCATAATTCAGTCCCTCCTTTAGATAGCGTTAATCGCTGCAACGTACTGACTGAGAGCAATCTGTACTTGAACGATCGTATAGGAATCACCCCAGGCATTATCTGGATAGGGGGCCAAGTTGATGACACGCATCACGTTAGTTGAACCAGTACCGGCAGGGGTCGTTCCCAGGGAAGCGGAGGACAGGCCAGTAGTAGTCGAACCAGTAGTTGGGTTGGTAATGTCATACTGATCACCGACCGAGTTTTGCGCGAGTGAGCCAGCAGCCTGCATCTCATACACAATGTTCGGGTCGCTGTAGTAGTACGCAACCAAAGAACCTGTCTGGAACGATTCGTTAGCAGGCCAGAACGGGGAGATACGACGACGACCTGTCGAATCAGTCCACTCAACACCAGCAAACGCGCCTTGAATGGCTTCGCTACCAGAACTATTTTCAATCCAGCCAGCAGTGTTCATCTTCACGGGCGCACCCTTGAAAATGTTCGCGGCGTAGCCGAGGGATACGTTTCCAGAAGTGGAAACAGCTTGAATGCCGTCAGCAAGTGCAACAGCGCGGTCCAAACCGGATGGATGGAAAGCGGGGCGCATGCCAAACGGAGCAGCAATAGTACTCATATTAGCTCCTAAATGGTTTATTGCTTACGCTCAGGCAAATACCGGAGCAGAAAGCGGCTTATCAATATTGCCCAAGCCTTCGCCTTCGACTTGTCCGAGCTTGCGACCCGAACTATCACGTCCAACCTGAGATTCAGCCTGCACCTTGATCTTGTTAGCCTCTTCCATTGGCTGATCATGGTGAAAGTGAGTCATGATCTCCTGATAAATGTCTTCAGGGATCTTGAACAACAACATCTCGTTACACGCAATATAGCCAATATGCTCTCCAGCCTTTACGCGGTGATTTTCAAACCCGTCTATCTCTTCTGCTTTCACAGGTACATAGCCAAGTCGAACCCGCTTATCGATACTGTCATAGCCATTGGTTGTCGATAACCAGCAAACGTGCCATCCCGGCAATTCCGGGGCATTGGGCAGCGCACTCTGTGTCCATTCATCGCTCCACATCTTCCGACGTTCCTGCGTTGACACAAACTTCTCTTCAGATGACGCCCTTTTAGTGTCCTCGCTTGCGCGATCTTCACGGCCACCTGACTTCAATGATTTCTTTAAACGTCCGTCCATAGTTAGCTCCTTGGGTATTTGCGTGATTCACGGGCATAGCGTTGCAGCATCTTCGTGCGGAGAGCTTTGTTCTCCCACAATCCTGCATCTTTCATTGCCCGTATCTTTTCTGGCTCAATTGTGACGTTAACTCTGCCACCTTCTGACATCGTCTCCCGCCCAGATCCAGTCACAACACTCCGAGGACGCCTACTTGATCTTTCGTCATCAGAATCAGTATAACGGTGAGGCAATTTTTTATGCAACCGTCTATTGAATTCTTGCCAATAGTCCGGCATAGCAGGGTCCCAACCTTCCTCGTGAAGCGTAGAATCCACAACCTTGGCAATCTTGCTGTCCTCGTCCTTGAGGCCAGAGTCGTACCAGTCGTTCTCCGCTAACCAGGCGTCAGAGTGCCGCTTGATCCGAGGATCGTAAGCTGGCGCCTCCTGAGCGGCCTGCATTGCCCGTTGCTTTAGGTGCCTGAGCTGCTCAACCTTCTGCCGGGCCTCGTAGACCGCGTCCTCAGCCTGGACGCTTAGTGCCCCGTCGGAGTTACTAATGGCCTCTTCCCGCTTCTTCTGAGCCCACTGTAGGCGCCTCTCCTCGTCGTCGATAGCCCGGTCAATCTGAGCTAAGTCAGTGCCCTGGGCCTTGCGCTCTAGGACAGCTAGGCGCTCCTTCATGGCCGCATTCTCGCGGTCAAGCATCTGCAGGCGCTGGTCCTTCTCTACATTGGTCTTCTTGATGTACTCTTTTTTGGCTTTCCGACGGGCACGGCGTGCCTCCCGAATCGGACTGTCGTAGTCGCCATCGGCGCTTTCGTCATCCGCATCGTCGTCTGCCTCTTGTGATCCACCTGCCGCAGCACTTACCGGCTCGTCATCGTCATCCTCGACCTCATCGGCCGGCATAGTGATAATGACGCCACCGTCCTTGTCTTCCCGATATTCCAACTCGGTTTCTTTTGCATCTGTACTCATAGTTCCTCCTTAGAGAAAGGCACGCATAGCCATCGGGTCACCCGTTAGCTTTGCGATAACTTCATGGTCGTTAAGGATCATGAAAAGCGCAGGATCTTCGTAATCGTCATCCCCAGGCACCTTCACTTCCCATCTGTCGCCGCCCCATTTCGGGACGCGGATGTAGTCGCCTACCTGAATCCAAGTGCCTTCAGGCCAGTACTCCATCGTGTCGCGGTTCTTATAGGCCAATGGGCCTAGCGCAACCACCACCGCTACCATGTTGTTCCACTTTTCGGTTTCCTTCGTCTCTTCGACTAGGATAATTCCCGCGCTCGTCGCCTTTTTGTGTGTGCGCCGCAACTGAACTAAGATGCGACCTCCAAGGGGTTGTGCACCGGGATCCACGCTCGGAAATGCCCAAGCTAACTCAGCGTTATCACACGCTACCGGTTCATTCATTTTCATTATCTTCCTTTAGCAAATCGTTAAGAATATTCAAGGCATCACTCAACCCTAGATTCTGCCCGACCATCCTCTGATAAGACTCCCAGTTCACTGCATTACCAGCAGCGAGGGACACAGCAATTTCCTGCTGTTTAGCCCGATCAGACCAATGAAGTCAGAGATAGTGTTCATTTACTTTTTGTCTGTGGCAGGCCTCCTGAGGATTTTTGGGCTGAGCTACCGCCTTTTGGTTGAAGGGATGTACCATCAAGCTTCTCGCCCATTGCGATGCGCTTGTGCTGCGGTACGTTGATGCCTTTTTGCTCTTGATCACTCGTTGCCATAATTGCCTCCTGAGGGGATTAAAGATAAAACGGTCTTGTCTTGCTCGTGAGAGAGCTTGGCAGCATCCCGCGTTAAACGGGCCGTCTCGATGCGTTCTTTCATATCCTGGTCGTTGGTCGCAATGGCCAACTTTAACTGCTGGTCTTCCATCGCAATGTCGAAGTCCTGCTTCATCTTCGCCATAGTCTCCTGGGCCTTCGTAGCGGCCTTCTGCGCCTCTAACGACATCTCGGCCTTGTCCCGCTCTGCACGACGCTGCGTCTCGGCCATAGAGGTGTCCAGAAGGACCTTGGTGTCCGGCGACATTGGCGGCTGAGGACGGTACTTCTCGGCCATCTGGGTGATCTGCTGGATAACCGGCATAATCCCCGACAAGGTCTGCTGCGTGTCCATGTCTACGTGCTGGGACGCGGCACCAAACAGCTTGTCCACCATCTTGGGATCCTTGAGGAGCTCGTACTCGGCCATCTTCTTGCCTAGTGACTGCTCCACATAGCCGTTCATGCGGTTCAAGTACCAGAGGACGATGTGCTGCTTGACGTGCTCCATGACCTTAGGCACGAAAGTCGGGGCAATCAACGGATTGGCGCCCAGCACCGGGTTCTTTGCGAAGTCTAGGTGAGCCTGGATATGGCCAAGGTGGTCCTGCTCAGGGTAAGCCGCGGCCATCTGGCCAATTGCCATCGCCACGTTCTCGTTAGCCGCGTCAATCTTGACCGGCGACGGGGTATCGACCATCAGCTCGTTAACGCCAGGCACCTTGATCTGCTTTAGGAAACGCTCAATGACCACCTTGCGGTTAAACAGGTCAGGGTTCTTCTCCATGACCGCCATAACCGCCTGCGTCTGCGCCATCCGCTGCGTTTCGCTGAAGATATGCGGGTCCGAGACAGGAATAACGTCCGTAATACGGGCAAAGTCCTCGCGTTTGATGTCCAGATCCTCAACCATCTCGCCACGACGCATATCGTCGAGGTACCAGCGGTTAATTCGGGACAGGATCCGCAAGACACGGCCCTGAGACGTATGCATACGGGCGTGAATGCTCGAAAATACGACCGCGCCCTGCTCAATTAACGCCTGGGTCGTGCCAACAGGCGTGTTTGAGTTAACGTCAGCGATCTTTTCCTCTGCCGTAGTCACTACACCCTTGGCTGCATCGTTAAGCCAACCTAAAAGCTGGAAAAGTACCGGGCTTGGCGGGTTAAACGGTAGCGGCATGGCCACCTTACGGATGTCGTCAACGCCAGGAGCAGCCTCAATCTCCGTTACCTGCGTGATTTCGATGTTCTGCGACTGGCCAGAGATCTTCGAGCCCTTCAATTTCAACGCAGTCAGCGAATTATTGGTATGTGCAGTGTCTAAAAGTGCCCTCAAGGCACCCGTCAAGGCTGCAGATAAGCCGCCAATTAGGTGCGGCAGGCCAATTGCATAGGCGCCACGCCAGGGGATAAACTTAAACTCGACGATCCAGTCCAACTTCGACATGGTCTCGTCGCCCTCTTCCCAATTACGATACAGGCCGATGACCTCATTGTCGAACTCATCGATCATCAGGATGTACGGGGCGCTCTCACCCTTTGAGTACTTGTCCTCTTCGAGCTCTAGCCAGGTATAGATGTGGTAAACCCGGC